ATATTAACGAGAAATTCCAGAAGGAGTTAGAGATATTAAGAGCTGAATTATCAAATCAAGTAGTTAAAATCAAAGATCACCAATCTAATTCAAAAAGTAATAGTCAAATTGATTTGATTACTGGATTATTAATCAAATTATCAAAAAATGGATTCAAAGAATCATTATGTAAGGAACTTCGAATATATTATCATGATAAAAAATTTAATAATTTGATTGATATGAATAATGAATTAATGTCAACACCATCAGGGGTAATAGATTTACGAGGTGACATACCCATAGTCAGACCAGGTAAGCCCCAAGATTATATAACAAAGACAACTAGGTATCCATATCCCCATACTTACAATGATGGGACAATTAATGTTAAAAACGTGAAATATTATATTCGACAAGTATTTGTGAAAAAGAGTTTACGAAAATTTTTCTGGAGATTTGCGGCAGGAACATTGAAAGGTGGAAATTGTCACAAGATATTTCCAATATTATCGGGTAATGGAAATAATAGTAAAAGTATGTTAGTTAGATTATTTGAAGCGGCATACGGAGGATATGCTGTTAAATTACCCACATCATTAATTACTGAAAAGAGAACATCAGCGGATAATCCAACTCCAACATTAATTCATGCTAGAGGATCTCGACTTGCATTTATGCAGGAGCCAAATAACAATCAAACAATCCAATCAGGGGTAGTCAAAGAAATGACAGGAAATGATAGTTTATACGTTAGAGATTTATTCCAAAAAGGTTGTAAAATTGTCGAGTTAGATGTGACATTTATACCAGTTTTAATTGCCAACAAAATTCCAATTATTCCAGATTGTCAGGAGGCAATTTGGACTCGAACTAGAGTCATTGAATTTTTATCCAAATGGATAAAAACAGCTCCATCGGATATAGATGAACAATTCAAACAAGGATTATTCCAAATTGATACTAATTTTGATAAGAAAATAAATCAAATGGCTACTGCATTTTTATGGTTATTAGTTAAAAAATATCCAAAGTATGCTAAAATTGGATTGAATGAACCAGATGAAGTATTAGTAGCAACTGATAATTTTAGAGTATCAAATAATATATATATACATTATATCAGAGATTGTCTTGAATCGGTGACTAAAGATGATCAACCTGATTCAACAGCTATTATAACATTAGATAATTTATTTACTAGTTTCAGAAGTTGGTATAAAGATCAGCAATTTACGATCAAATGTCCAACCAAAACTGATTTCAAAGAAAATATGGAAGTAGTCATGAAACAGAAAGCTATTCATAACACCTGGTTTGGAGCTAGAATTACCAATATGGCATCAAGTATAGGTAATTTGTTAGCATTTTAATTATAAATCTAGTTGAAACATATGAGTGTCAGAACGTCTCCAATTATGGGACAGATCAGATTTGAGAATTTTTTTTTTGGAAGGAATATAAATAGCTTCAGGAGTTTTTCGATTTTTTTTTTCAGTGTATTCTTCTGGAAGGTAGCCTAATTTAATCAATTCAGATTTAGAAATAAATTGAGTTTCATTGGTAGATTGTGATTTAATGACCCATCCATGATCATATTGTTGAACTACATAATATCTAGAGAAATCTATTTTTTCGTTGGAAATTTTAAGTAGTGACGACATTTTAAATATTTTTATTTAAAAATAAATATTTAAAATGAATTGTTTTTTTTAAAGATAAAAAAATGTCAAAGATTCTTTTTTTCCCGGTTAAATGGTGGATGGATTATACTTGGAAATATGTTTATACAAGCGGTTATTTAGATAATTCTATGAGTAGTTTAATTAAAATAACCCATTCACCCTATTTGACTATTAAATATAGTCAACTTAACAAAATATCTGAATTTCATGATGTTATGTTGACACAACAAAAAATTACACATATCAAAAATATATCTACTAATATTTATAGATTATATGTTGTCGATAAACTACATTGGGATCATTTATTAGAATATTTGAATACACTGTTTGGATTTACAATTAAAATATTAGATAAAGAATCATGTCAGTTATTTAATTTTTTTCAAGATCATAATATTTATCCCCAACAATGGCAATGTATTAATCATCCATCTAATTTTGAATCTCCTTTTTATATTCCGAGACAATTAAATCTTCAAATTGATGAGTTAACTTCAGTTGATTTAGAAGGAATTGATTTAATATTCATAAATATGTATGTTGATATAATTCAATCAGATTCTCAAATTACTAATATTAACATATTATGTAATGATAAAATTATAAATTTAACTGGAAACAATAATCAAGAAATAATTCAAAAGTTTGCTGAAACATGTAAATATTATAAATGTGATCGAATTATTACATTAAAACATCAGTATATCAAATTAATTCAGTGTAATTTGAAGGAAAATTTAAATAATGTATGTTGGATTGATTTATTTAGATTTTATTCTAAAATCTATTCACATATTAATATTGATTTAGATACACTTATATCAATGATATTAATAGAGACATCACAATTTATTCCTAAAATAATTAAAGATTTATGGGTTATATCAAATATAGAAACTGAATTGAATAATTTGGCGAATTTTTGGAAGAATGATGTTGAAAATACTTTAGGAAATGTCGACAATTTATTTAAAGATATTTATATTTCTCAATGTTATGAGAATATGCCAGAATTAAATTATCCTGTCACTCCCATCCTGTATCCATCTAAACATGGAATATTTACAAATGTGTATGTATATTCGCCATCAAAATTATATTTTAATATGATTAATTTACCTGAAAATTTAAAATATTTGTCTGATACATATTTGGGTTCGATCATGTATCGGTCTGGATTTTTTCCCATCATTAAATTACATATTTTAGATAAATTTAATATTGATCCCATCTGGATAGATGAAACTTCCATCGGTCTTCAAAAAAAATTAGATAAGCAACTTCAATATTTAGATTTTATTCCTCTTGTTGTATCATCAGATCAAGATAGATTATTAATTATTAACGAAAATCAAATATATAAACATGGTATTGGTTTTTTAATTAATCCCCCCTTTAATTTAGTTAATTTATATATTTATAATTTAATATATGATCATACTCATACACTCGATGATTTTACAAAACATCTCCCCTCAGATTATCATCTTTTCAATTTTGTTTGTCATATCGTCATCAGTAAATTAACTTTACTGTCAAATTGTGAATCTACTGATTCAATAACCTCTCAGATTGTGTCTCAAGCTCTTATCTGTGGCCTTACTTTTGATACTACCACTAGTATCATTAATTATATACACACTAATAATGGTGTTATTATTGAACCTATTTATTCAGGTGATCCGTTAAAATATTATAAAGATTTAGATATTAATTGGTATGTATCCAACATGTATAAAATTTTTAATGAAAAAAATTGAAATTTTCTAAAATACAATAAATTATAAAATGTTGAATAATTCATCAGCAATTGACGAAAGAAAAAAATTATTGGATACATTAGCATCAATGTTGAGTATTCATGAATCAGCTACACTATTATCAAAAGTTCATGATAACAATACTAAATTAAATAGAGCCAAACGATATGGTTTACATCCTGTTAAAGATATTAACAGTTTCAGACGGTCCAAACAATTGGAAGCTAGATCATGGGTATCAGAAACGATTAAATTTGATCAAGATTTAACTGATTTTCAGGAATTTACAGAAGAAGAAAAAAGACCATTATTGAAGATATTTGGATTTTTTAATGTTGGGGATGGAAGTATCGCGAGTACTTTAGCATATCAAATGATAGTAACTGCTGAATCATTTGAAAAATCCCATTTTTATATAGTTCAATTAGATAATGAAAGAGTTCATGCAGAAACATATAGTCGAATGATCACAACATTAGTATCAGATCCAGACGAAAGGAATAAAATATTCAATTTAGTAGAAACGAATAAATCAATTAAAAGAATGACAGATTTTATTGAAGAAGCAAGAACATATCCAATAAAATTAAAAAGCCATGATGATAATAATATTAAGATTGTTCCAGATGCCAAACAATTATATGTATGTTTAGCAATAGCTGAATATTTATTATTCACACCATTATTTTGTATCATATTCTGGTATCGAGCATATAAACCTGGAAAAATTAAACAAATTTTATTTTCCAATGAAGAAATAGCTAGAGATGAATGTTGTCACTGTATGAATGGATGTATGAATTATTTACAATTAGATGATAAATATACTAATGAAGAAATTCATGAATTAGTTGATATGGTAGTAACAATGATGGATGATTTTGCTGATGAAGTGACTATAGATGTTAATTTAGAAGAATTAACACCCGACAATATTAAACAGTACACTAGATTTGTAGCAGATGATCTATTAGAAAGAGTTAATCATAAAACATATTATAATGTAACTAATCCATTTGTATGGATGACATATACTAATTTAATACCTAAAAACAATTTTTATGAATTACAAGTAGGAGAATATTCTAGATTAAATGTAGACGAAGCGGTAAAATTAGCTGAAGATTTGATTGAACCATCTAATAAAAAAAAATACACTAAAATTAAATTTTAATTAACTTATAAATGATCTATTAGAAAGAGTTAATCATTTGTATGGATGACATATACTAATTTAATACATAAAAAACAATTTTTATGCATTACAAGTAGACGAGGGGATAAAATTACCTGAATATTTGATTGAACCATCTAATAAATATAAATTAGGTGAAAATTTAATATTTAAGATATGAATGCAACAGTAGACACATCAAAATCATATATTAGAGTTGTGTAAACTACACATAAATAATAATAACTAGATAAAATAATGTAACGAGTATTTAAATTAATACATTCGTTACCTGATGACAATAAACGTAATTGATCAAAGATATTAGATTCAGTATAAATAGGAATGAAATCATTAAAATCAACTTGAGGCAAGTTGATGAGTCGTTGTTTCCAAGAGGTGGGTAAATCATCCAATAGTGTAAAAATGGTAGATATTAATACGGATACAGGTTGAGTTAATTGAATATTACCGGGTATATCTGGAAAATTAACAGGATAATCATATCCAGGACCTTTCCATTTTTTAAGATACATTCCAATATAAAATAAATTGATGAAAATATTTTTAATATTTTCAGAAATAGTAGAATCAGTTAATTCAAGGATGTGTTTGATGAATACATTGACAACATCTGGACGAGGTAATTTTCTAATTAATCCTAAATTTAATTTATATACTAATTGATTAATAGATTCAGATAAAGAATAATTGATAGTTCTCATGTAATATAAAATTTTGCGGAGATGAATTAATTGAAGATATGAATATTCTAAATCAGGATTATCATGACGGCGGAAGAATGATTCATATGGGAGATTAATGAAGTTAGTAGTTAATTGATCTAATGATAGGAGTACATAATTAATAGGTGTTCCAAAAGTTAAATATGGACTTGGCATACCAAGAGGGGGAGTGGGGACAAGTTTAGAAAATATCATAAAATTACCATTTGTTAAATTATAATATATATCTTTGAATAAATTGATTCGATTATCAAAATTACCAGGTTGACCAAATACATAAAGTAACTGAGTATCTGGATATTTTTTAATAATTTTAACAAAATCATGATAACTAGTAGGAATATATAAGTTAGGATCAGATGTATCAAGAATATCTTTATTAGTCAAAACATCAGCATAATTTAAAATATTGTGAAAAATATATCGGTTCAAATCATTATATTTTAAAGTTGTATCAATTTGCATTCCTAATGTAGTCATGATTAACCGTAAATCAAAATCATCATGTATTTCAGACAATCTAATAATATATGATTCCAATGGATGAATCACTCCTGTAACAATATCTTCAATATTTGTAGTGTTATATAAATTGTATAATAAATTTAAATATATATATGGTAGATTCATATATGTATTCCGTCTATTTGTAATTTCATCAGTTTCAGGTAAGTATAAAATTTGATTAGTAACAAATGTGTATAACGATTCGATTACATTTACGGGACGACCATAATATATGTGAATTAATCTATTAGTGTATGTATTGATATCATCATTCCAGATTAGCATATCTTGATATGAATCTGGATAATATTGTAAAAACATTAATATAAAATCAATATATTTAGTAGATACATTATTGAATCTAATTAAATTATC